TTGTGCTTGTGGGGCAATTCACCGAACCAATTTACAAAGTACCAGATGTCCTGAGGATCGTATCCTGAATCCATGACATCCCCAGCGTGAAGAAGAACATCACCAAAAGGTATACTATGCTTCATTCCTTTCTGTAATGTATGCGTATCAGATATACAAACTATTCTCATATACTTGTTTCCGAAATATAAGAATATTATAACAAATGTGGATGATTAGGTCAACTATTTATTTTCGTGGAATGAATGTTTTATTGTTGATAGATTTAAGTAAGTTTTCTTTAGATTCTTGAGAGGTTTCACCAGTAGCTATTATGTCCAGTTTTTTACATCGTGCTTCAAAGAAAGGCACTGGATAATCAGTATATTCCACAATCTCTATTTCTAACTCAATAGAAATTGAATCTTTATTTGTTGGCCACACATTTTCTAAAGGCCAGTAGAACCAAATCCTCCCGAACGATTAGTCTTAGATACTGGTCTTTCTCCTATCTCTAAAAATTCTGCTTTGAGATCCTTAACCAATTCAGCTTGTGCTATCCTGTCTCCATTCTTAATTGTAAAACGGACCTCACTTGTATTTAACAAAATCACATATACAGGTTCCACATAATCTTCATCTATGACTCCTTCACAGTTCATTAATGTGATACCGTTCTTTAAAGCAAGCCCTGAACGGGGATGAACACGAATAGAATGTCCGAATGGTATGTCGAATATTAGACCTGTAGGAATTAGATATCTGTGCTTAGGCCACAAATCAATCTTATCTTTGTAGTCTGGCTGAAAGAAACCTTGCCATTCTGCAGATGAATTATCGTACGGTAAATGAAACTTTATAGGGATATCTGGTGTAATACAGGCGTGTAAATCAAAACAGGCAGATGATTGTGTTGAATAGGAGGGTATGATGGCCTTTTCATTTGCACGAAAAATCTTCAAACACTCTGTCATAATATAAACAAATCACTTAATCGTCTGCAGCCTTCTTAGGAAGGCCACCGATATTATATTTCACTTCTAACTTCCAATCTTTCTTTTCTTTGAAAGGCAAAATCTTAATCTGACTAATAGGAGCTACAGGACTTTTGCTCTTTTCAGGATCTACAAGTTCAATCAAGTTCCATTCTGCTAATATGTTAGCAATAGTGTTTCGTCTTGCTAAATCATCTTCAGTTATGGAAGCTGGTTTTGTATCAAGTTTGAAAAGTTCTTTGAAATGAACAATATAATACTTCTGTTTCTTATGGAGAATATGGCAGGATTGATATAGGACTCTCTCATGACGGGAAGCAACACCAATACGACTTAAAGTTTCTTTAACAACTAAAAAGTCATCTGGCTTTTTTAATCTCACTTCAATTAAGCTATCAAGGATATCCATACTTAAGCCTTCAAATAAATCATAACAAATCTATTTATATTTCGGCCTAGTTGACTTTAGTTTTCTTGGCCCCGCCCTTGTCTAGCTTTCCTTCAATATATTCCAAATCTTCTGTTGATAATAATTCCAATGCTTCTTTAGCTTTGGATATAGAGTATCCAAAATACTCTCTAACTATACCAAGATGTTCTTCCTTTTCGGACTTGGTATACTTAAAGAAACGCTTCTTCTTTCTGATAGCTGATCTAAGATAATCATATTGTAAGGCCTTTGGTAAGTTATATCTTTGATTCATTTCTTGAGCAAATAGAATCGTATCAGGAGCCATTGATAGATATCTATTCATCATGTAAGCATTATATTCTTTCTCTTCTACTGTCTCAAGAAGATTATCCTTAACATGGGAAACAGAATTGAGAAAATCAAATAGATAACTTTTTCTTTTCTCTTTAGGTTCTACTGCCATTCACAATCACTCATAATATGAATCAAGCAGGACATCAAACAGATTTCAGGATCAGCACTGAAAGCACTTCGATATTGAAAATCTGCTATATGAGCGATAGCTTGACAAACACTTCCATCGGTCATCTTACCTTTAAGGTTATCATAGATTTTACGATAGATCTTTGCTGTATCATTATCAAGATTGGTTACAACCCACTCTCTAACTTTAGTAAAGTTCTTTTCTTTTAAACCCTTAAAAAGAGTATTGATATCAAGATCATTGCCATGGGAAAGGATACCTTCATTAATCTTACCGCTAATCTTTGAATACTTCTGCAGTTCATTAATGGTACGTCTGTAATCTGGAAAGTATTGAACTATAAGTTGACCAACTACCTTTGGTTCAAAGTCAACTTCTTCGAGAGAAAGTATTTCAGCTATACGCTTATATGCTGATTCTATCAGCTTGGGTTTATCTTCCTTGGCAATCCTAAACTCTATAGAAGCACATCTTGAATGTATAGCTTCAATAATTTTATTTTTAAAATTACATGTAAATACAAAAGAGCAATTCTTTTCAAACTCTTCTATCATTCCTCTCATTGCTGCCTGAGATTCTGGAGTTATATAATCTGCTTCATCGAATATAATAACTTTTGAAGAACCTGTTAATGATAAACAAGATGCATAGCTTTTAACAGTTGTTCTAATATCATCTACACCATTCTTATCTGAAGAATTCATGAATAGACAATCAGCATTTAATTCATTACATAGAGCGCGGGCAACAGTTGTTTTGCCTTGACCAGGACCACCAGCTAATAGAAGATTGCCAACCTTTCCAGAGGTTACAATACCTTTAAAAATTTGTTTAGTTGTTTCTGGAAGAATACATTCTTGTATAGTCTTAGGTCTATATTTTTCGACCCACAAAAAATGTTCACGCTCTAATGACATATTATTCGTTCTCCTCTTTACCAGCAGGATTCAAATTAGGATCCAAATAACTTAACAATCTATTAGCCTCTATAGCAATATCTTTTGGATCTTTTAATCCTTGTGATAAAGCAACTGTTTGAGCACAAACTGCCTTAACAAGTAGAAACAAATTATACTTAATAAAGTCTAACTGAACTTCTTGAAATGTATATTTTGGTTTAGCTTCCTGGCTCTTCTGCGGTTTTTTGTTCATTTGGTTCATTTGGTTCCTCCTCTGTTAAAACTTCAAGAACTTTCTTCCAATGTTGTAACTTGGACTCAAGTTTAATTTTGCGTTTAGCACCCTTAACTCCAAGCAATTGTTCTTCAATACACTTGATAGCTCCTTGGGCATACAAAACAGGATCCAGCAAGAGTTTAACACTACCAGAAACTCTACCCATCACCTCTTTGGCCATCTCAGGTTCATTCAGAACCTGGACAACTTCAGGACTTAATCCAGAGTTTTTATCCATCTTATAAACCAGCGTTAGCTTCTGCTGCTACCCAATACTGTAGGTTGCCAGCAGTATGCTTAAAGTTAACAATCTCATTTGAAAGCAATACAGTATAAGGCCCCTCAACAATCTTAAGATTATCAAACTTCAAAAGAAGTTCAAATGTCTTATCAGTTTCTTGTTCAGTTCTTATAACAAGAGAACCCAAAGAATCATTCTTTGTATCAAGGGCTGTAAAAATAATGTTCTCACCATCACCAGCAATCAACAACTCTGGAAGAGATGCTACACTATTTGCTCTAAGCAAACGCTTAATGTCGTCCTCGGACACATTAACACTTAATGTATTCTCAGGCATGTTCAACTTCTTATTGAATGATTTTACCGTTGAAGGATCGGCAAAGAAATACTTATAAGCAACACCAGAAGGCACAGTCTTTGCTTCACCTGTTTCAGTCTTGATTACTTTAGTTCCATTCAAAACAACATGTGTTGATTTAAACTCGTAGTCAGGATCTTCTAATCCTGGGATTGAAAGTAGGCCGAAAAATCTAGGTAGTTCATAGATTGCAAAATCTACTGGAAAACTTTCTGCTACTTTTGCTTGACCAACAATGGTACTCTGTTGAGATACCGTGGTGATAACATCACCTTTACGAAATTGAATTGATTGATTGATGCTGGAGAAATTTTTTAGAATGCTGATAGTATTGCTGCTTATTTTCATATCACTGTCCTCATAGTATAAAGTTAAAAACCTGGAAGGGAAATCTTTTTATTCAAAAAGGAGGTGTTCCCTTCCAGGAAACGAATGTTTTTTAGTCTCGCTGAGACTTATCAAGGCCGTAGGAAGTTACTCTTCCCTTAGCGATACTAGTTTTATTAGTATACACAATGAAGCCATCATTACGAAGGTCATGAATACGTGCAGCAAGCCGCTGAACGCCAAAACGCTTACGGGCTTCTGCTACTGTTAGCTGCTTCCCTGTCTTGAGAAAACTCAAGATCTTATCTAATTGATTACGTGTTGCCATATGTTCTCCTAAATTACAACATTAATATATTAACTGATGGTTACCCATCAACACTTATCTTGAACAGAATAACATGATCTGTATGCATTTGTCAATTCTCATTTCACTTTATCCAAGATATCTGCTGGATTAATATTAGTTCCTAAGATGGCATTGAAATCCAAACCCGTGGCTTCTGGAACTTTCTTATCCTTTTTAACTTCTTTCTTCGTTTCTACTTTGACTTCCTCTGGCTTTGCCTCGTATCTATTATAAAGTTCCTTGAATGCGGCCTTAGTTGTTTCATCGAAACGACTAATACAAACATCAATAGCTTTCTTTCTATCTCGAAACATAGCATAAGCATGAGCGATATGAACAAGGCGGCGTGTTGAGATGATATCAGAAACGGCTTCTGTATCATAAGTCTTTCTAACAGAATTCGCCCAAGTCAAAAGAGTTTCTATATAAACATCATCCTCAACATCATTCAGTTCAAAAACCTTTCTAAGAATATCTCTTTCAACACTATCCTTAGGATACTCTTGTTCAAATGTTTCAGGGAATCTTTCTAAAAAGGCTTCATTGAGGATGTTTGTTCCGATAAACTTACCCGAATCGGATCCTTGTCCCTTTGTGTTTGCTGTTGCAATAATATTAAAGCCAGGCTTAGGTTCAACAAACTTATTAATCTTCTTTAAGAAAATGCCTTTACCCTCTAACACTGGTTGCAAACACATAATCTTGAATGAGGCCAAATCAACTTCGTCTAATAGAAGTATGGCACCATGTTGCATTGCTTTGATTACACTAGCCTCAAACCACTTTGTTGAGCCATCTACTAATCTAAATCCACCAAGCAAATCATCTTCATCAGTTTCGATTGTAATATTGACACGAAATAATTCTCTGTTTAACTCAGCACAAATCTGTTCAACCATGAAAGTCTTCCCGTTACCAGAAAGGCCTGTAATGAAAGCTGGATAAAATCTGTTTGAACCTATAATAGTTTTTAAATCGTTATGGTTACCAAACTTAACATATAATGGATCAACTTTTGGTACAAAGGATTCTTCATTCGCATTAGTCATTATATTCACCTCATTTTAAAATGTTATCACTTTCATTTAAAACTGTCAAGCAATGTGTTCTATGAACTTTGTTAGCATTATCTTTCTGGAAAATTTGCTCTGTAAAGTGCTAATAAACTTATTCTCAATTTCTTTAATAGAATCAAGGTTGTCACTTTCAAACTCTGTTCCCTGTGCTCTTAATGAATCGCCGCCTTCCATAATATAGTAAGCATCGTATCCATCATTTTGAATCTCTACAAAACCATTCTTCTTATAGTGTTTTGCCAAATCTTTATAATAAGGATCTATGTCTATCTTAAATTCACTTGTAGATGATGCTATCGTTCTTTTGCCATCTTTTGTTCCGCCTGTGTTAACTTGTGCTATTCTTTGTATCCCACACTCATCTAGTCCACCCTGGTTAATATAAAACCCTATAACTTTAACACCACAAATATCTCTTAAGATGTTCAAAAGTCCTCTAGTAATTGTTGTGCTACTACTATACATGCCAGATGTATGTAATATTGGATATGTTCTTCTTGTTTTACTACTTCTGATATACACAACATTATGGCTAGCTATTGAGCCAAGTCTACCATCTTTTTGATATGTAAAGTGTCCTGTTGCTTCACCATCAGTCAAAAATATTGAATTCACAATATCAAGTCTATACTTTGTCTTAAACAAGTCTACCATTTTAATTGAACAAATGATGCATTCATTTAATGGTGTA